CCTACCGCTCGCATCATCGGCACCTCCGGGTTGGCAGAGAGACGCACCTGGTGGCTGACGCGGCTCGGCTTCACCACCAGACACCGGCCAAAGCCGCAGAAGGTCCGGCTGCGCGCCTCTCTGGTCTACTGGTGTCCGTGGAGCCGATGAAGTTCGTCGTCAACCAGCAGACAGCCGCCATGCTGGAAGAGCACGGCTATGCAGCCGATCGCGACTTCGTGATCGGAGACAGCGCAGGCCGGATACTGGACAACGTGCTGAACCCGCCGCCGGAGCCAGGGCCGCCACATGTGCACACGTTCGCTCCGGCCGAACCCGACGCCGCGGCGGCCGTGGCGTGGCTGCGGCAGCAGATCGAAGGCGACAAGGCGGCTGCGCACGCTGCGTCGTGGGACTACGTCGACCGGTGGAATGTGTGGGGGCAGCGATCCGACCACGCCTGGGTTATTGACGACCAGGGCGACGAAGGTTTCACGGTGCGCGAGTTCGCCGCCGCAGACGGCGAAGCGGTCGCCCGGCACGTCGCCATACACGATCCGCAGGCCGCGATCGCCGACTGCGAGGCCAAGCTGGCCATCCTGGACGAGCACGGTCCGTTCGATCCGGCGTCGGAGTGGCTGAGCGGCTACTGCCGGACCTGCGGCGAACTGGATCATCACCGAGTCGCGTGGCCGTGCCGCACTGTGCGCCTGCTGGCCAGCGCCTACCAGCATCGCGACGGTTACGCCACCCACTGGGGCACACCACCGACCCACACCTTCACTCAGGGCTGAGCGTGGCCGCGGCCGCGGTGAACCCGATATGGCGGGTCATAGAACTGACCTGGACCGACGTCTACCTCAGCGACTGCCCAGCCGACCCCGAACTGTGGATGAACCCGGCGGACTGGGAAGCCGCCGGCCGGCCGTGGCACGCCCAGATCACCGCAATGCCCAACGGTCTCGACGCGTGCGGGTGGCGGGATATGCCGGTGCGACGGTCGCTCGGTGTCCCAGCCGGGTCGGTGCGGTTCTTCGACCGCAAGACGCTCAGGTACCTGCCGGTGGCGCGGCCGGTGTAGCCAGCGTGCCGCCTTTGATCGGCCAGTCTTTCGCGAGCTCGCCCGGCGGGCCGCCGTTGACGTGCTCGGCGACTGGCTGCGGCGGCCGGACCCTGTTCAGCAGCACCCACGCCGCGGTCCGCGCCTCCGCCAGGCTGGTCAGGCCTCTCATCGGGAACCCGGCCACGCCAGCGCATTCCGCGGTCCACCAGGGCCCGTCCTGGGAGAGGTTCAGCACCACGACCGGGACACCGGCGATGTGCCCGTCAGCGGGCTCGGTGCCGTGGCCCCACTGCGCCGTGCCCGCGGTCGTCGCCGTGACCTGCAGCGGCTGGTCGCACGTCGAGCAGGCGATCACCCGGACCTCGGCCGGCATGGCAGCCTCCCCCTCATATCCTGGTCAGCGGGAAGGCCGGAGGCCGAACGGATACGGCGCCGTGTGGCAGTCGCAATGGGCCCAACGCGTAACCGCCTGAGATCGGAGATTGCGGGTTCAAGTCCCGTCCGGCTCTTCCCCTAGCCGATCATCTTCGGCACGAAACACGCCGTCCCGGACGCTTTCAGCGGCTGGTCAGGCAGCGTATCCGGCTCGAACGCAGGCTCAGTGTCCGGCAGCTGATACGGCTCTTCGGGAGGTGGCGCCGGCTCCGGAGGTTCGCTCACAGCCGGTTCACCCCGATCCCATCAGGCAAACCCGTCCGGGCCATCTGCTCGCGGACCAGCGCCATCGCCCGATCATCGCCGGCACCGGCTGGCAGTCCCAGGACGTACGCTTCGGCCGCGGCATCGTCGATGCTGCGGCTCGCGACGTACCCTTCGGGTTCGCCCCACACGACACGGTTGATCACCCGGCCGGCGGCCTCTTCGGCGATCCCTTCGGCGTACATGGCGTCGCGGAACGACCGCAGGGCGTGCTGCAGCATCATCGCGGCCTCGGTCACATCGGCTCCACAGCGTAGAACCAGCCGCCGTCGGCGTCGCGCTCGAGGAACCTCACGCGCCACGTTCCCGGCCCCCGCACGCCGATGGTTCCAATCTCGCCGGCCAGCGTGCCGGACGCGGTCGGCGGCGGCGCCTCGAGCGGGGGCATACTCGCCGGGGGCGCCATCCTGGCCTCCCTGCGGCCGCGTTCGCGCCGTTTCTCAGGCCGCCACCGCCACGTAGGCGCGGCACCGGCGCGCGGCCCGTCCTCGAGGACCCAGTGCGAGCCGCACACTTCGCACCGGCGCACCGTGCCAACTGGCCCGTCGCTGGCTGGCAGCCTGCATTCGTGGGCGCCGGCGGGCGTGTAGACGACGGTGGTGGTCATGGTCACCCCTCGGAGGTTTCCATCCTGGCGACCTGGTAACGGAACATCGCGGTGACCGGTTCCCCCTCGTCGTCGAACAGCGGCGATGTGACCGGCTCGTCGCCGGGCCCGGTGTACTGCTCGAGCTCGACGCGGACGACGTTGTCCGGGTCGAGGCACAGCACGACACGGCCGCGGACCACGTTCAGCATCTGCTCGCCGGATTCGGCGTCGAGGACCTCGACTTGCCAGCCGGACATGACGCCGTCGCGGGGCGCGGGCCAGCGGATGACAACCGAACCGTCCGTGACGTTGACTTTCATGCTCCCGCCGGCCCGATCAAAGCGACCGTGCACAGCATCCGGACCTGGCCCGGCCGGAGGCGGTTGACCTCGGCGGGGGTCAGCCGGAACTCGCGCCACAGGAAGAGATAAATCCAGGGGTTCATGCTGGCACCAGCTCTCCGTTGCGGATCCAGCCGTGCCAGCCTTTCGGCGAGTTATGCCAGATCGACGGCGCGACCGTGATCTGCGGCACGGTCCCGGTGACCGTCCAGTAGCCGCCGCCGGTGGCGTTCTGCGACGTGATCCACTCGCCGCCGTCTGGCAGCGCGACCAGCCACGATTCGATGCCCTGCGGGTGGCTGCTGAACTCGTCGTACCAGGCTGCGCGGATCATCGTGCCCGGTGGCGCGGCCGAACCGAACGATCCCCACCAGGTGAACTCGGTTCCGTCGGGCAGGCACACGATCCGGGTGTCGTTGCGCTGCCAGTGGTCCTCGGCGGCGAACACGTAACCGCAGTCGCAGGCTTGCGGCCAGCGCCGGTCGTCGTGGGCCCAGTTGTCGCCGGTCGCTGGTGTCACCTCCGCGGTAGCGGCGCAACTGCCGCATCCAGCGGTCCTCGGCCACAACGGCGACACGCAACGGGACACCCATGGCCGCCTCCTACCGGTTGCCGGCGAGTTGGCTTGAGTGCATTTCGTCCCACGGCCCGGAGTCGTGGTCGGTCCGGCCGACATAGGCCCAGACGGCCTGCCCGGCGTTCATGTAGGCCAGGACGTGGTGGTGGCCGTCAGCGACGACGTCTTGCGTCTTGCCGGGGGTCCGGACCAGGATGACGGGTTTCAGTTGCTTCCCGGCTGCGTGAGCGCCGCCGCCGCGGAGTTTGCGGGCGATTTTCGCGACGCGGCCCGGATCGTGGCTGGCGGCCCACTTCTCCCGGTCGCCGGTGGCGATCTGGTCGACCGGCACCCTGACCGGCCCATGCCATTCGGCCTGGTCGACCCAGCCGATGGCCGTAGCGGGGAAGTCTTTGCCGAGCTGCGCTTTGACCGCGGCCTGCGCCTCGTCGCCGTCCTGGTCGCCGTCGCTTTCGTCCAGGCCGGCGCGGTAGTAGGCGCCGAGCGCGGAACGCAGCAGGGCACGCTGCGCCTGCAGCGACTCCGCGCCGATCTTCGGCGCCCGCGGGGTTTGCATGCCCGGCATCTGCTGCGACGACGCTTCCATCGCCGCGATTTCCGCGTCGGAGTACCGGCCGATGTCTTCCCAGCGGATGATGGCCTGACGTTCGACCAGCACCGGGTCGTCTCCGCCGTCGACACGCGGTTCGCCGATCTCCGCGGCGTACCGGTTCCGCGTCCAGGACCCGTTCCGGACCCGCATGTCGCGGATCTGCTCGACGACCACCGAGTCGCGGTAGTCGACCTCGCCGAACCGCGACCGCCAGCCCTTCACACCGAAACCCTGGACAGCGATGTGGAAGTTGAGTTTCTCCAGGACGATCGCGCCGATCGGATCACACGTGTTGATCATGAATGACCGGTGCTGCGAATCGCCCGTCCCGCCGCCCAGATTCCCGCTTTCGATCACGTTCGCCTCAGCCGGCGGCACACCGTACCCGGCCAAAATCTCGTCGCGGGCCCGGTCTTTCGCCTCGAGGACGTCCATGAGCCGGCCGGTGGCGAGTTCGGCGACTTTCCCGCCGCCCTTGGTGATGACGGGCGCGCCGATGTTCTTCGACCCGAGATTCCGCGACCGGTACTGGTTGTCCCACCTGGTTGTCTCCGCCGCCGACAAGCCGGCGGCCAGGTCGACGTGGAGGTTCGGCGGCAGGCCCTTCCTCAACATTTCCTTGCCGGTCGCCGCGGCCCACAGCCACGCCATCATCGGCTGCAGCATCGCCTGCGTCGGCGAAATCCCGAACACACCCGGCCGCGCCGCATCCAAACTGATGTGGATGACCTCACGCGGCTCAAACTCCGCGCGCTGCCCAAAATCAGTCAGCTGCACATACTTGGACACCGCGCCGTGTTCGTCAGCGACCGGGAACGTCGTCACAACGTCCAGGTTGTACAGGGCGACGGGTGTCGGCCCCGACCACACAACCTCAAGCATCGCGTCGCCGAATACGAGCAGGTCAGCGATACAGTTCCGCAGCAACTGGCGGATGTCCTGCGTCGGGTTGCACCACGCGTAGAACCGGTCAAGCGCCACCACCTCGGGTGGCTTCTGCGGCTTTTCCTGATCACCCTCGCCGCTGTCAGCGTCCCAGTCGGAATACAGGCCGCCGGCGGTGACGGTGCGGGCGATGACCTGCACACACGTCCAGGACCACGGCACGCTGATATAGGTGTCGTAGAGCTCTTCGAGGAGCGACCGCCGGTCCGTCCCCGTGCTGGCACCGAGCGACTGCTGGTATTCGTCGATGCCGCCTTGCGGGATACCGGGCACGAACCCGGCGCGTTCCGGCAGCTTCATCGCATACGGCGACTGCAGGTCGTTCGCGCCGAGCGCCCGCACCGGCGCCGAGCCGCCTTTGCGTTTCTCCGCAACATCCGCCCGGCGGAACGCGGGAGGGATCAGGTCGGCGAGAGGCACACGTACCTCCCGGCCAGGTCGTCGGTATAGGTCGCTACCCGTCTACGCTTTGGGCCCATGCCAGCGATGCGTCTCGACGACGTTTCCGACCACGACGGGCTACTCGAAGCGTTCCGCGCCCAGGTCGCCCGCGCCGCGACCGAAGAGGCGAAATGGCTGGTCTGGCTTGCCTGGACCGGTCAGCGCGGTATCTCACGCGACGAAATCACCGACATCGTCCGCGCGTCCGTCGAAGGACGCCCGGTGCCGCCGGCGTCGACCCGGCCACGGCCAGGGTCAGTGCAACGGTCCCCGTTCGGCTGACCCGAAACCGAACGCCGCGGCGGGTGCCTCAGCGTTGCCCGGTGCCCGTTCGACGTGCGCCGAAACGGTCGACGCCACATCGTAGCCACGGCCGGGCGCCGGAGGCGGCGCGTCGAGTTTGCGGTACTCGGCGACAACCGGGCCCACGACCTCGTGTACGACCAGGGCGGCCAGCCGGGCCCACATCAGCGGACCTGCACCACCGGCCACCGCACCGGCGCCGGCGCAGTGACCGCACACGAGTTACACAGCCGCTCCCGCCACGGCACCGACCAGCGGACCGCACGCAACCCGGTCCGGCACGCGCCACACGAGATGACGTCGACCCGGTGCCGCCACCACCAGCGGCACCACACACGCCGCAGCATCGCCGCGGTCAGGCGCTCGCGGTGTCGCCGGGCTCGGCCGCCGCGACCGGTGCCGCACCGTCGGCCGGAACGTCAGGCGCCGCGGGTGGGACGGCCCCAGCCGTGTTGCCCGACCCGGTCACCGTCGACGCCGCGGGCGTGGCCGAGCTGGACGTCGCCGCGGTACCCGACACCGGGTCGTTGGCCTGCAGCAACGCCACCTCGGCGTTGATGTCCGAAACGACCTGCTCGATCGCAGCCGAGTCACCGTTGTCCAGCGCCGTCGACAACGCTGTCGATACGTCGGCGAGGAACGTCGAAACCTCGGTCTGCAGCGCCTGGTCAGCGGCCTGCAAGTCAGCCAGTGCGGTCATGATCTCCTCCTGAGAGTGTTCGATCCTGTGCAACGCTGCCGCGATCACGAGCAGCGGGTCGGCTTCCGGGTCGAGGCCGAACGGTGAGATGACGACCAGGCGCCCGGCAAGATGCGACTCCACGCGGCCCACCTCCCAGAGCTCGAGCTCGGGTCAGGCCCACGGGGCGAGTTGAGTAGCGCCCTGCTCCGGCGGCGCCTCATCGAACAACTCCGCGTCATCATCCGGGCGCACAGCAAACCGGATCGACATCGGCTGCAGTTTCTCGACCTCGTCGAACGGGTTCGGCGCCGGCGACTCAAGGATCGGAAACTCCGGCCCGCCCCCCAGATTGATCAGCAGATACCGGGCAGCATCCGGCAAATGATCTTCACCCGTGGTCTCGGCGTCCTCCACATCACCACGCGTGGCGTGTGGCAGATCAGCGAGCGTCCGGTAAAACTCCGGGCACGTCGTGAAAATATGCAGACCGGGACACGTCGGCCAGCCGAGGGCCCGGTGATGCGCGCACGGAGCCCGTTCCGCCAGGTAGGACCCGACACGCTGCCACCCCGTCACACGCGATCCCTTGCCCGCCGGCGTCAGATGACAGCCGTTCTCCGCGTACACCGTCGCGATCGGCTTAGCCTCACCACGCGTCGCCCACATCGCATCATCCGCATACCGGACCTCGACATGCTCGCCGTCAGCTTCCGCCTCGACGATCCGCTTAGCCTGGTCAGACTCGAGGACACCGGCCGCGTAGAGCTCCCGGTAGAACCACGCACGGCCGTCCTCGTCGACCGCGGCCCACAGCACAGCCCACGGCTTCGCGAACCCCCAGTCGATGCCATTCAGGCGCCGCCACGAGCCCGGCAGCGTGACCGGCGGCACCACATGGCGATCCTGGGACAGTTGCGTGAACATCTGCCCGGCGAACACATCCCAGTTGCCATCCAGGAACGCCGCCCGCAACTTCTCCGGAAGCCGCTTAAGGTCCTCGGCGTACTCCGCATTCACGTGCGGGTTGTCATCCAGCCTCGACGGAATGAACCGCACCTTGCGGCCCCGCTCATCAGTCACAACCGACCGGCCGTACTCGGTAGCAGTGATGTACCGCTTCTTCACGTCACCGTGCCCGGCACCACCCGGGTTGCTCGACGACCGGATCCCGAGTACCGGGATATCCGCGCGGCCCGACCGCAGGCGCGACTCGAGGAACGCCACGACATCCGGCGGCGTCAGCGTCCGCTCGTCGAACAGCAGTAGCTGATACTGGCCACCTTGCCGGCGCGTCGCATCGGTCAGCGTCTCCGCGTACCGGAACATCAGCAGACTGCCGTTAGGGAACCGCAGATCGTGCGCTGCAGCGTTCCACGTCGCGCCGAGCGCCTGCGCGTACCCCATCGCGGCGAGCTCGGCCAGCATCGATTCCTCGAGCTCTGGATACGTCCGCCGGAACGCACCGACCCGGATACCGGCATGGCGGACACACGCGCGGATCCCTTCCGCGGTCAGCGCGCGGCTTTTGCCGCCACCTGCTGCGCCGCCGTACAGCACGTCAAACTCTGGCGCCGCGTGGAAGAGCTCTTGCGGACACTGCCCGCACGGTTCCGGCAGCAACCCGGCGGCAGCATCGGTCACCAGCTGATCGAACGGATTTTCGGCACCGACCTCCGCGGCGACCGCCGTACGGACCGCGTAGCGGCGCCGGCAGTTCGGCTCATACTCGAGCAGGCCGAACACGTCGACGAGCGCCAGACGCGCCGCCTCGATCTGCCGGGCCTGTTCCTGCAGCGCACGCAGGCGCCGCAGTTTCTCAGCCGGCGCCTGGACCTGGGGGGAGTTCTGGCCGGCCATACTCGACGACTCCGGGGATGCTCTGGCCATTGACAGCGACCAGCTTCTCGAGGCGCACTATCTCCGCGTCGACCTGCTCTTCGGTGACGACCTCGACCCGGTGCTTAGTCGGTGCGTCGAGGCCGAGCAGTTTGCGGCGCGACTCGCCGACTTTCCGCAACTCGGCCACGGCCGCGATGGTCGGCTCGTCGTCGGCGAGCGGTTTCCGGGTGACCGGGTGCAGGATCACTTTGCCATCCTTCGCGACCGCGTAATGCGTGGTCGCGAGGACGCGGTACAGGTGGCGCGCTAGCTCGTCGAGCCTTTCCAGCTCGAGCATGGTCTGAGCGTCGGTGTCCTCGCGGGCGACGTCGCGGATACCTCGGCGGACGGCGTCATGCGCCGATGCGACCGACCGGAAACCGAGCTCTTTGGCTATCTGCGCGTAGGTC